GCCTTGAGCAGTTCCTTCAGCTTCTCGTGGAAGGCAGCCTCGTCGATGACGATGATCCCCTGGCGGCCGCGCAGGTTGCTGGGCCTGCTGCTCAGCGCCACGATCCGGAACCCGCTGCTCGGGAACTTGATCGTGAAGGTCTTGATGTTGCGGTCCTGCTCTTCCTCGCCGCCCCAGATACCCTCTTCCACCGCCGCGGCGGCCTTGTTGAAGGCCTTCGCCCACATCGAGCACGCCTGGATGTACTCGATCGTCATGTCCTGGTTGTAGGCGATGTAGTAGACGTTCTGGCCGCCGGCGGGCCGGCTGCTCGCGGCGGTCAGGACGTCATCGGCGGCCTCGGCCCAGGTCAGGCCCGTTCGGCGGCTCTTCTCGGCGACTTTCAGCGGCGACTTGTCGGCCACCCAGGCCGATTGGTACGCGAGCAGCGCCGCCGGCACCTCTGCCGTCGACGTGTCGGGGAGCTTGGCCGGAAGCAAGCTCACTTCGCGATCCCGAGGATGGCCGCGCGCAGCTCGGCGGCCGCCTCTTCGGACAGACCGCCGCGCTTGGCAATCGAATCGGCGGTGTTGGCGGCCGCCGCGGCGCGCTCGGCGGTGGCCACCTGGTGCTGCTTCAGCGCGATGGACGCGCGCGCGAGCGGTGCCATCGCCTTGGCGATCGTGCCGATGTTGGGCGTGTCGTCCGGGTCGATGTCCATATCCATCAGCAGTGTGAACAGCTTCTGCTGCATCAGGCGCATCAGCGCCTCGGACATGTCGGCGCTCTCGTCGGGGGAAGCCTGCACCAGCGCCTTGGCCTGCTCGGTCGAGGCCTTCAGCTCCGCCATGCGCTGGTCGAGCTTGGAGCCGTAGCGGTGGATGCTGGACTTGCTGACCTCGACGCCCAGCCCGCGAAGCCAATCCTCGAGTTCGACGTAACCCGAGAACGAGCCACCGATCAGTTTCGCGTTGAGCTCCTGGCGAACGTTCTCCGGCAGGAGGTCGATCTTCGAGCGCTGCCCCATTGGTCAGCTCCGCAGCGGCGGGCGCGAAATGCCGGGCTGGATGACCGACGTGTACTCCACCAGGTCGATGCCCTCACGCGTGAGGTCGACGAACCAGCGGTCCATCGGGTCGCGCTTGATGGTGACCAGGTCGCGGGCCTCGAGGTAGTCCAGCTCAAGGCGGACCTCGCGTTCGGTGGCATCGGGATAGACGGCTCGAATCACCGGCACCATCGACTCGGTGTAGCAGCCGCCCGGGCGCGAGACGTTCGCGACCACGAGCAGGTGCCAGCGGATCTCTTCGCGGCGAACGCGCGCCAGGTCAAGCGCCATTGCTGTTCTCCCGAGTCAACAGCCGCTCGATGAGCAGCCGGACGTTGTCGATCTTCACTTCGATGGTGGCCTGCACTCGTGTGAAGTCCTCGCGCCTCGTGTACTCACGTGGCAACTCGGCCTTCAGTTCGAGCAGCTCGCGTTCGATGCGGCGCGAGTCGCCCGACTGCGTGGTCATCTGGCGCTCGAGTTGCACGAAGCGCTCGTCGAAGTTCTCGAACTTCGCATCCAGCGTCTTGCTGATCTGCATGGCGAGCACCTTGGCCATCGCCCAGAAGCCGCCGGCCAACGTGGCGGCGATCGTGAGCAACTGCCAGGCATCGAAGGTGAATGTCATCGCGGTCAACGCGTTCTCCCAACGTGTCTTGTTTGAAGTACTTCAGGGCGACGCCGGCGCAGAAGGCGCCGCGCCGCGCCCTTGCGCGGTCAGCAGGTCGATCAGCCCATTCAGGCGGGAGACGCACTCGCGCTGGCGGGAGGCGTTCTCGACGGCGACGCTGTGGAAGGCGTCGACGCTGGTGCCTGACGCAGCAGCACAGGCGGCATCGGACGCGTCAGCAGTTCCGCAGGCACCGGTGGGCACATCTGCACCGGCGGCGGCGGCGTCATACAGGCGCTGAGCGCCAAGAGACAGGTGAGCGTCGCCAGCGGCCTGGCAGCCGGCCGCGGGCACTTCGGAGACGACGGGCGTATGGGCATCGGAGAGCTTCCTTCGGAGGTCGAAGATCGAGAGCGACGCGGCGCGAAGCTGGTCGGTGAGACGCGACGCAGCTTCGTTGCCGACGCGCACCTTCTCGACGTAGTCCTCGTGATCCGACCTGGCGGCGTCGAGCTGGGCCTGCAGCTCGTGGGCGTGGCGCGCCTCATTGAGCTTGTGCTCGATCACCAGGCCGGTGGCCAGGCCCAGGAGGAAGAGGCCGCCCGCGATCCACGCGCGGCCCTCGGCGAAGGCGGCACCGAACATCAGCGAACCGGCGTCGTGGTGACGAGCCGAAGGATCGTGTTGGCCACCGGCAGCAGGAACGCGACGAGCGCGTAGACGTTCACCGGCAGCAGCGGCTGCAGCAGGTTGACCTGGCTCTCGGCCGCCACCAGCGCCATCACGACGGCGTTGAAGATGATCGTGCGACTGGCCCACCAGCGCTTGGCGGTGCTTTCGACGACGGCCGTGATCTCGGCCTCGATGGCGGAGGCCCCGGCAAGGCCCACAGACGGGGCGCTGGCGGCATTTTCTGGGTTGGGTGCGGCATCCATAGCGGCGTGGGCCTTTCAGTGGCGGCAGGCGCGCTTGGCGCATGCCCGGTTGCGGCGCTTCTTCGCGGCCCGGCGGGCGTGGAGGATTCCCGAGATACGGGTGTGGTTCGATGCGGTCGGCACCTTGGCGGCATGCGCGCACGCCTTGTTGAAGCGCGCGAGAGCGACGACAGCTCTGCCGATGGCCGCGGCGAGGCGCTCGAGCTTCATGCGGCCGCCTTCGAAGCGTCGACCAGCCCGGAGATGTACTGCGTCGGCTGGCCGGGACGGAAGATCGCCGTGAGGATCTGGCGCCGCGGGCGCGGAAGCGGGCCGGCGGCCAGGCCGAGATGCACCCAGGTGCCCTCGCAGATCAGCTGATCGAACTCGATCTTCGAGGCGGCGATCGCCAGCGCGACATCGCGCGGGGTGCCGAAGGCGGGGCACGTGAAGTCCGCCGCGAGGCCGAGCATGTGGGCAGAGTCCCACGCGCCTCGCACCAGGTGGTTGAGAATCGGCCTGCGAAAGCCCGAGCTGATGAGGATCGGGTGGCACCCGAGGACGGAGCGAACTTGCTCGAGCGCGGCAGCGACCTCGCGCAGGTTGTTGATCTCCGAATCGTCGGGGGTGTTGTCGATGCCCGCACGCGCGGAGATCTGCGAGTCGGTGAACTCGGCCAGGCTGAAGTTCGAGGAGAGCTTCATCGCGTCATCCCTCCCGGGACGGACAGCGATCGCAGACGGATCAGGGCGGGCGTGTGCAGCATGTCGGCAACTGTGCCGACCACGCACGCGCGGGTCGATTAACGCGCGTTGTTGCCGGTCTCGTCGCCGAAGAGCTGGCCCTGGTTGATCCGGACGTGCTCGGCGCGAGCGTATCGCAACCACCGGTAGGCCGTCATCGTGCTGATGCCTTCGCGCTGCGCCAGCGCGGCGAGGTTCGTGCCGTTGAAGGCGTCGTAGAGCGCGATCGCGCGCTGCCGCGTCTCATGCGACAAGCCCTGAGGGAAGTAGACGTTCTGCCCGCCCCAGTGAGACCGAAGGTGTTCCGCGGCGTGCAGCGCGATGCGCTCGGCCTGGTCGTCGGCCAGGCCCTCGCCCTTGAGCATGCGCACGAGCTGCGCGCGCAGGTCGGAGAGCAGCTCGGGGTAATGGGACTCCGACGAGCCCGCCAGGCTATTGGCCATTCGGGGCCTCCTTCTTCAACTTGCGCCGCTTCTGGTCGTACATCAGGGCGGAAACGATCTTGTGCAGCTGCTCGGGCGTCGTGAACGTCAGCAGGTCGACGCCGAACATGCGCTTGGCCATCGCGTCCGCGTAGGTCCAAGGCCTCTCGGCATCCGCGAGCAGCGCCTCGACCTTGGAGACCAGCTTCGCGCGATCGGCCTGCGTGGCGTTGCGCGGCTTGCCCGGGTGGCCAGCGGCCTTGCCCGCCTTCGTCTTGCCCGACCAACCGCACGCCTTGAAGTGGTCGAGGACCTTGCGGCGGCCAGCGTGGTCCAGATCGGCCGAGCTCTTCACGCGTCCGACGGTCCACAGCAGGTTGCGGTAGGTGTCCTCGGCCATGTTCAGTTCGGCCTTGGCGATGTGGATCGTGGCCAGGTCACGGCGGCGCTGGTCGACGGGGGCGATAGCGGGCTTCAAAACGGCGGCTCCTCATTGAGGATTTCGGCAACAAAGGCGATGCGATGGCTCTCGAAGACCGTGCCACCGAGAGTCACATGGGCGGGGATCGTGACGTTCCGAGCGAGCAGCAGCACTTCGAACACGGCGAAATGGCCATCGGGATGCGCTTCTGCGAGGCGCTTTGCCTCCTTCTCGACGAGATCTCGATCCCAGTGCAGGATCGTCGGTCGGCGATGGGCCGGAATCTCCGTGCCGCGAGGCGACTCGTGCCAGGATTCGATCTCCGAGACTTCGATGATGCAGAAGGCGCTGGCCATCAGTTCGGCTTCCGCAATTTGAGAGCGATAGAGCGCTCAAGGGATTCATGGGATCTGAGCAACCAGCGCAGGCCAAGAATCACGTCGCCCGGTTCTTTGGAGTGCATCCACTCGCTCGGGCTGGCGGGAGAGCGGACGATTTCGACGGTGGGACTCCAGATCGCATCGCGAATAATGGGTACCAAAGTGACCGCGACGGCAAGCGCGGCGCAGTCCGACTTCTTGGCGAAATCGTCCACATTGAAGCGAGCGACTTTGGCACCGGAGTCACGGTCAACAACAGCAATACAACTGGCGCTTTGGCCTTCGAACGCGAGGTCCCAACGCGATCCAATTTCCAGCTTCAAACGTTTCATCAGAACAACCCCGGTTCGGTCTCGCGGTACATCGCGAAGTGGTTGGGACAGTAGTGGCGGTCCTTTCCCACCTGGTGGGCGTGCTCGTCGCACAGCGGCGCGTCGCAGGTGCCACCGGCCTCGAGCGGCCAGTCGCAGAGGTAGGCGCTGATCGCCATGCAACGGCGTAGCGGCCGGCCGTGGCCGGATAGCAGCCGCGGCGGCGTCTGCGCACAGCACGGCGCCGGCGGCGACTTCTTGGACCGGCCGCTGAGCTTGAGGTGGACGACGTTGTCGCCGACTCGGTAGACCGGCATGGTCAGCCCCTCAGGCGGTGCGTCACGACGCCGGTTATTCCGGGCGGAAGCTTGCTGTCTCCGATCGGCGCACTGATGAAGCTGGATTGGCCGCCTCCGGCCAATTGCAGGTAGTCCACCTCGACGCGCGCGGTATCGGTCAGCGTCTTGCCCAGTGCGTTGATCACGCGGGCCTGGTCGACGTCGATGGTGCCGTCCCTGACGCCTTGGAGCGTCGAGAACAGAGCGTCTCTGAGGTCATCAATGTTCTTCATGATCTTCCTTCGAACGTTTGTTGATCGCTCGTGTCAAGCGGGCACGAAGTCGGCACACGTCGACGAGCGGCTGCGGGAGGTTGTGGACCGAATTGCGCCGGCAGTTCTCAGCCAACGTGATGCACTCGAGCACTTCCAGGCTGATGCGCTCGGGATCGGTGGTCTTCGTGCCCGGCTTGAATGCAATGACGTAGCCCTTCGGCACCGGGCCATGAGCCCCAATCCAGATCTCGCGGTGCACGGGAATCCAACGGTTCTTGTAGGGTCCGGGCGCATCCGCGAACTTGCGCTCGACGAAGGCGTCTCCGTTGATGCGGTAGCTGCCAACAGGCATCCAGTTCGCCGAGACGTTGCCTTTCTTGAACTGCGTGCGCGCCATGTCGCCAGGTGCAAAGCCCGGCCGACGCAGGCCCTTGTTTGCAGGCACGTG